TTATGATAATAGTGTCGTTTTATCCTCAAGTAAATCATGCACTTTTTTTCTAAATATGTATGCCACGTAATCGAACGTATTTTGGTTTATTACTGAAGACGCCATAAGTAATTCATTCTTTGCACTAGGGTTAATTAGCGGTATACACGTTCCACAATAAAATTCATTTGTTTTTGCATTTCCTTCATGCAAAAAGCTTGACCTTTGACTGTATCCAATATTAGATAATACTTTTGTTATATAATCATTTGTATATTGAGAGCACAATGTCTCCACCTTTTTCCTGATTTTATACTTTACATTTCCGCATTCGGGGCAAATTTCCGCTTTGCGAGCTCCAATGTTTGATAAGGGCTCTAATGCTGAAATTAATAATGTGTTTAACATGTCTACGAAACCGGGGGAATTATACTCGGGATCATACACGGAATCTTTCATCATCTTCTGTGCACAATAAATTTCTTGTGCGGAATTGAGTAACAATCTCATTGTCTTTTTATAGCTATCATTATCCAAAATTATCCGGAATATATCAAAAAAATCTGGGATAAGTTCTGCATCCACGTCTTTTTTCTCGTCGTCAAAAAAGCAATCAATCCAATCTGGGTCATAATTGTTCCATTTGGTTTCCTCACATTCCACGCTTTTTTCACTTTTATATACGCACTTTAGCTTGAACAAAAAATTAGTATATGCGCAGAAAAGGTGCTTGAGGTAATTTATTTTTTGAGTAATTATATATTTTGCATCTAATTTTCCAAATGCGTTTATATTAAATCGTATTTTAGCGGTATTACCATTTTTAGCTAAATCTGATGTTAATAGTATATCATTTTTACACATTGTAGAGAAATGAATATCTTTTGTATAAAATACGGCTTCAATACCATATTTCTCAAAATTATTATGATTTGCAATCGCCTCCTTTAATGCACTTTCTACTATCTGCTTGGGTGCTCTCCCTTTTGTTGAAATAAAGATATTATTGATAAGACCGCTTTGTTTATAATCAAACCACATCGTTCCAAAATTGCAGTCTCCAACCTCAATTGTATTTCCTGTTCTGACGTTCATAAATTGCCAGCCCACTTGTATGGTTTTATTTATTTCATCATAAAATTTTCTTAATATTAAATTGCTTTCTTCCAAGCTTTTAGCTGATACATTTACCTTTATATCGGCGTCTTCCCATTCAAATTTTTTCATTTCTATTTGCCTCCGCACTTATTCATATGTGGCTATTTATTGCCGATATTATACCACAATCTTCCAATATATCAATAAGAGAAGCCCAGGGAGCGTTTAGCTCTCCGGGCTTCTTTTATCTCTCCCATTTCCCTTTTGCTATGTCCATTTCGCAGGCTACACCTGGATGGGCTTTCAGGGCGGCGCGGTAATCCTTGATTGCTTGCGCCCGTTCCGTTCCGGCAAACTTGATGCTTTCTATCAGCAGAGGATCTATGCCGTGGTCGTGGTAAACTTTCCAGAGGCAAAGAAAATAAAACTTCTTTTCCCCATATCGAACCTCGCGTTTGAGCGTGATTTTGAGATCATACGCGGCAGAATAGAGCTGTTGCATCCTTGCGAAAAGCTCCGTCCTGTAGCCCTGCATCTGCGCAATCTCCGCTTGCAGCTCTGCGATATATTTCTCCGTCTGCCGGTCCATGTATTGGCAGCGCTCAACGGTGTTGAGGGTGGACGGCTTTTCAATGTAGTTTTGTACACGCCGGTCTGTAGCGCGCCAGCTTGTCCAATCAATCACAGCATTTGCCACCTCTTGCCCGCGATTCTGTGGCTTATGAAAAAGCGGCTGCGGTTCTCTTGCGGCAAAACCTTTTCAATAAATTCCTGCGCCTGGTACGGATCCTCGAATGCCGCAATCAAACGAAAAAAGGTGGTTTCCGCGTGGCAGACAACGACAACCTCCCAGTTTAATTCTTCTTTCATGACGTCCCCTCTCTGCCGGCCTATCGCCCGACCGGCAGGGCTTGGCTCATGCGTTCAGCGCTTCAGCGCGGGTGTTGGCACTGTTGAAGCGCTCGCTGCCATACTTCCCCCGGATGTGGTCCATGCTGTAATGGCTCTTATGCCATTTGGCGCCGTCCTCGGCAAAGTGCCAACTCCAGAGCTTTTTGCTGCTGCTCCACCGGCAGCCCGCAGCTTTCAACTCGTCCTTGTGCTTCATGGTCTCGCCGCCGATCCAGAGCCAGCGCCCGCACAGTTCCACGGTCAGTCCGTTCATGTGCAGCAGCGCATTGATAATCTGAATGAAATCCTCCGGGGCCTCGGTGGTGGCCTGAGTCTTTCCGGTCTCGTCTTCCTCGGCGGCGGTGTTCTGGCCGCGTTTCAGGACTTCAAACCGGGCTTCATACTCTGCGTTGACCGCCTGCATGGTGGCGGTGTCGCCACCCAGGTCCGGGTGATACTTCATCGCCGCAGCCTTATAGGCCTTTTTCAGCTCGTCCAGCGTCTTGCAGTTGATGAAATACTTTGTCATAAGTCAGCCCTCCAATAATCAAATCTTCATGGGCTCCAGCCTATTACCGGACCGGAGCAGCGGCGCGGGAGTTATCGGGAAAGACCATCGAGCGAGGTTACCTCGTCAAGTAGTTGCCGCTGACTGTCGGAGCTGGTCCAAAACTCACCGCCTACGGTCAGGGTGTAATGCTCCGGACCTATGCGCTCGATTTCCCACCACTTCCCGGCGTACTCTCCGGATAGGACATATCCACATTTTGTAACCATGGGATTCCCTGCCTTTCTGCCGGCCTTTTGCCCGACCGGCGGGGCGATGTGTCAGGCGCAAATGGGACGGCCCGTGCTCCGGTAATACTGGCGTCCAAGTTCGCCATCCTCAGAGGTCAGAGACTGGAAAAGCTCCGCGCTGTCATAGGTGCCGGACTGCTTTACGCTCCAGATGCAACGATCCCAGCGTCCCCGGTGCTTCTCATACCGGTTCACGGCCTTGAAAAAGGCAATCACAGCGGACTGTTCCGCGCCGATCAGAGAGCAGGCACCCCGCAGTGCGTCCCAGCGGGCGGATTCCTGTGCGTCTAACTTCCAATAGCAGGCGTATGTTTCGCGGTCCCAGTCCTCAGAATAGTGTGATTTCAGGGTCTTGTTAAAGAGCTTCAGTTCCTCGGAGGCTGTGAATGCGTCGTTGGCAATCTGGCGCAGGGCTTCAATGTTGATTCTGTTCATGCTGTATCTCCTTCCGGCCTGTCGGCCTGTCCGCTGTTGTTTGGTTCATGGCGCAATCATAACGCTAGCGCCATGAAAATGTCAAGCGATTTTTTTCATTTTGGAGCAAGTCACAACACAAATGCAGCGTTTTTGTGCAAGTTGATCATGGCGCTAGCATTATGAAAGTGGTACACTTATTGAAATAAGAAAGGGGGCTTTACACGTGGCACTAAGCAAAAAGCCCGGCGAGACATGGCACGGCCATGTATCCCAAGAGGTCAAGACCAGATATGAAGCGAAGACATACAACAAAATTTTGGTCCGGATTCGACAGGACGGCACCGACGGGCTAACAAAAGACCAGATAGACGCCGCAGCCGAAGCGACAGGCCAGAGCGTCAACGCCTGGATTATTGACGCGATCAAAGACAAGCTATGAGCAAAGCCCCAGACGGTTTAGTGCCGTCTGGGGCTTTGCTTTTAATCCGGTGGAGTAGGGCGGTGGAGTACAAATTTTGCTGTTTTACTCCACCGGTGGATTAGGTGTATTAGGTGGAGTAGAATTTTCGGTACTCCACCGCTGCTAATTCGTTGCGCGGCAATGAACACGGGGTAATCCGGTGGAGTAGGTGTATTATATCTATATTCTTGATTATTAGAGTGTATAGAGGGTAATATATACACCCTGTACGCCCTGTACGCTCTCCCGCGAGAGAATAGGGAAACTACTCCTCTTCTCCACCTCTCCACCGCCGGGGGCTTTTGAGCATTGACGCAGGGCTGCCGGTGTCCATCTTTTGAGGTGTGCGATTTTGGGAGAGAGGACGCGCGGTCAGGTATAAAAAACGCGCGTACAATTGCGACTATATATTAGCAATACTTATATTACACACTAGGGCCATTCGCGCGGCTTGTGCGGTGGGCTGGATCATGGACAGCAGCCGCAAAAGGCAAAACGGCAAGTTTTAATCGGGCATTAAGTGTTTTTACTGTAATATCAGCGGCTTACGCTTGCGCTGTGTCTTTACTGTGTTGTCAGGTGGTGCTATTGGCCCCCAGGGCAATAGGCAATTCGTGCCGCTGGGCGCAGACGATACAAGCGGGCCTGCCTGGGGGCGCGGGGCAGCATGGCAGGCCAGTGCAGTGGTCTGTGAGGCGTTTGCCCGTCCGGAAGCTGATAGGGGGAGGGGTAGCGGAAAAACGGCGGGCCTCTCGCTGGCGGGGTAGGTGATATTCCACTCACGTATTCTGCGGCTTTAGGGACACGCCCCTGCGCTATGTTGCCTGCTCACGACGGCGCAAGCTGGCAGGGGGTAGCGGAAAATCAGGGGGCGGGGTTTTTGGAATCCCGGGTTCTCAAAATATCAGGACGCTTTGGGAGTAACAATATTATGCAAAATGTTTTAAAACGTTTAAAAAGTTATCAAAATACAAAAACAACTGGAAAATAGTGCTTGAAAGTGGATTTAAAAGTGATACAATACAGCTGAGAGTATATAAAACTTCTCTCCGCCGCCCGGGTCCCGTGGCGGTTGTAACGGGGAAATCCCCCTCGCTGAATTGGCGAGAAAGATATTCAAGAAAGGCGGCGTAAGCATGGCAAAGAAGAAAAATACTGGACAGCGAGACTATGCAACCGCCGACTTGCTGAAAGCAAAATGCGACGAGTATTTCAGGACGTGCGATGAAGACGGCGCTCTGTATGGAGAGGCTGGCCTTGCGCTGCACTTAAACGTCACGATTGAGACACTTCGGCGTTGGTACGACGGTAAACGCTGCCCGGATTTTCAGGAGACCGCGCAGATGGCCTATCTGCGCATTCAAAACCAGATCGAGACAGATCCCCGCTATCAGGAAAAGGGCATGGTGACCCGTGGAATTTTCCTGAACAAGCAACCCCGCTTTGGCGGGTATCAGGACAAGGTTGAGGCGCGGCAGGACATTTCCGTGAACGTGAACATGGGCAAGGGAATGGACGATTCGGACTTCAAGTAACGGAGGGACGTCATGCGGATTTTGGAAATCGGGGTTCTGGCGTGTGTTTTTGCCGTACTGATCGCTTTGCTTGTTTTCATGCTGTGCTACATGCGCCTGCGTTTGGCTGAGATAAAGGCCGCGCACGGCACACCCAGGGGTGAAGTCAAGGGACCCGAGGGCATCGAAGTAATCAAGCCTGCTCCCGGAAGCGTAGACGAGGGCGTTGAAAATATCATGACATACGGCGTGAAAGCGAAGACAGGTGATTCGCTGTGACCGTGCAGGACGTGTTTGACAAGGCTATTCGCCTGATGGATGAACAGAACGAATCCACAGGCGCAACTGCTACCACCGACACGAAAGAATATCTGGTAAGAACGCCGGATATTCTGGATTCCATTCTTGCGAGAGTGAGTCTGGCAGTCGGAGAACCTTACGTTCGCGTAGCAGCGCCGGGAGACAAAATTGAGCTTGCCGATGCTGTTGTGTCTGGGGTGCTTCCCTACTATCTGGCGTCGGCACTGATTGCCATTGAATCACAGGACAGCAACCTTGCCGCTTATTTCAGCAGCACCGGAGACGCGGTACTTTCTGTCATTGCAACACGGATAAACAAGGCAGAAGCCGCGCAAGTTGAGGACGTATACGGCGGCATTGAGTATGGGGAGTTCGCGGTATGGTGACGGGGGGCTGGTATACTTGCCCCTGCTGCCACCGGAAGCTGATTAAGATAGGCCGTAACTCCACAATGTATCGGGTTCCGGTGTATTGCAGGGTTTGCAAGTCTGAGTGGTTCCCGGCCATATGGAACGGCAGAGAACTGGAGGCCGGAAAGTCATTCCCCCTGACAGGGGAGAAAATTTCATAACAAGCTAGAGCGTTCAACGCCAGAAGTAAGGGGGAAACCCCTGCTTTTGGCGCTTTTTTATTAGCCACGCGCGGCAGACCAGCCGCGAGAAATACAAACCGGCAGACCAGCCGGGGAAAGGTGATTTCATGGACGAAGAGAACAACACCCCCGCCGAAGAAAGCACGCCGACCAGCGACGCATTTCTGGATGGATGGGGCACGGACGGCGCGGAAAGCTCCGAAACCCCGGAGGCTGAAAGCCCGGAAAGCAATACCGACGAAACCCCGGAACCCGAGACGCAGGAACCCACTCAGGAGGCAGCTGCTGAAAAGCCTGACGCAAGCGCGGCGCCGGAGACGCCTCCTGCAGAGAAACCTGAAAAACCCGTAGCACCTGCGCCGGAGGCCCCTAAGACATGGACACTGCGGCATCTGGGTGAAGAAAAGGCCGTTAATGAGCAGGAGATAACCACTCTTGCCCAGAAGGGTCTTGACTATGATCGGGTACGGGAGAAATACGACGCGGCGAAGCCGGTCATGGAGATGTTTTCGCAGATGGCGAAGCAGTCTAATATGACCGTCGAACAGTACGTTGCCTTTGTGCGAACGGAGGCCAAGAAGTCCTCCGGCATGAGCGAGGACGAGGCAAAGCGGGCTGTCGATCTGGAAGACCGCGAGAGCGCCGTTATGGCAAAAGAGGCCGAGGAGGCCGAAAAGAGGACCGCCGCCCAGCAGGGGGCACAGACGGGAAATTCCGCAGAGGAGCGGCGAAACGCCGATATCGCGGAATTCCAGAAGACATTCCCGGATGCGGCAAAGGACGCAGACGCCATTCCACAAGAGGTCTGGGACGCCGTAAAGCAGGGGCAGCGGTTGGCTGTTGCCTACGCTCTGTGGCGGGAGAAACAGGCTCTTACGGAGGCGGAACGAGTAAAGCAGGAATCCGCTGCAAAAGACCAGAACACCAAAAACGCTGGTCGTTCTACCGGCAGCATGAGAACCGCCGGTGCGGAGAGTAAAGCCAGCGATCCGTTTTTGGACGGCTTCGGTTCCTGATACAAGCGTCCTCTCCGTGTCCCCATGACGAAAGAGAGGATTATTTATGGCAATCAATTACGCAACCAAGTACGCGACTAAAACCGCGGAACGATTCAAGAAAGCGTCCATCACAGATGCGGACTGCGGCCACGACTACGCGTTCGTCGCCCCCAACAGTAAGACCATCCGCATCGGCTCCGTGAACACCGTCCCCGAGACAGAGTACAACCGGACCGGCAGCAATCGTTTTGGCGAGGTGCATGATGTGGGCGACACCTTGCAGGAGATGACCTGCGAGTGCGCCCCCGCGTTCAGCTTCACCATTGACGAGCTGGATGGAACGGATCAGGCCATTGAAAAGTCTGCCGGCAAGGCTCTGCGGCGCCAGCTGGACGAGGTGACGATCCCCGGCATGGATAAGCGGCGTATCAAAAAGTGGAGCATGGGCGGAAATATTCAGATTTTGGAGACTACCGAACCCACAAAGTCCACCATTGGCGGCTTGATTATCGACGCAGGCGCAGAAATGACGGACGCACTGGTTCCTCTGGATAACCGGACGCTGTACATCGGAACAAAGTATTACAAGCTCCTGAAGCAGAACCCGGATTGGCTGGGTGTGGAATCGCTGGGCAAGGAGGCGCTGACCAAGGGCGTCGTCGGCGAGTTCGACAACAACAAGGTCAAGTCAATCCCCACCAGCTATATGCCCGCCGGTGTGTACTTCTTCATCAAGTACAAGGGCAGCACGGTTGACCCCGTGAAGCTCCAGAAGTACGACATTCTGCCCAAGGTGCAGGGTTACTCCGGCCCCGTGGTGCAGGGCGTAACCTACTACGACGCATTTGTGCTGGGAACCAAGGGCGACGGCATTGCCGTGTGCGGCAACGCCACCGCGATTCTGGCGGCTCCGGTTATGGCTATTGCAAGCCATGCCGTCACCATCACCGCAGTTTCCGGCGTGGTGTTCAAGTACACCGTGGACGGAACAAACCCCCGTTATTCCACCACCGCCGAAACCTACACCGCTCCCGTGACGCTGACCGCAGGCCAGACTATGCGGGCCATTGGCACGAAGGACGGCTGCGTCGGCATCGAGGGAACAAAGGCATACGAGTAATTAACAGAATCAGGGGGCCGCAATGGCCCCCTGATTGGGATATCTGGAAAGGTGAACGCATTGGCATACAAAAATTTCAGTAAAGCGGGCGGCGTGTTCAATATGAACTTTGGACACGCCAACGAAAAACAAAAGCAATTTTACCAGGCCCGTGAACTATACGTATGCTACGGCGGCGCGAGAGGCGGCGGCAAGAGTCACGCAATCCGCGTAAAGTCCGTAGGCGGTGCGCTGACCTATCCCGGTATCCGTATTCTAATCATCCGTAAGCACTACCCGGATATGGAAAACTCCCTGATAACGCCCATCATTCAGATGGTTCCCATGCAGATCGCAAGCTACAATCAGCAGGCCCACATGATGCAGTTTGCCAACGGCTCCACCATCAAATTCGGACACTATGACACCGGTTCAGACCTTGAATACCAGGGGCAGGAGTTTGACTGGATCTTTATTGATGAAGCAACCCAGTTTACAGAAGCCCAATTTCGCATTTTGGGCGCCTGCCTGCGTGGTACATCCAGCATTCCCCGGCGCATGTACCTTACATGCAACCCCGGCGGAATCGGGCATCTGTGGGTAAAGAGGCTGTTCATTGATCGGGAGTATAAGACGGGAGAGCGGGAAGAAGATTACCGCTTTATTCAGGCCACGGTGGACGACAACCCGGATTTGCTGAAAGGCTCCCCCGGATATCTGAATATGCTGGACACGCTGCCCGACGATGTGCGCCGCGCATGGCGATACGGTGACTGGAACACGCTTTCCGGCATCTTCTTCCCGGAGTTCCGCAGGGAGTCCCATGTAATAACCCCGTTTGTCCGCGTCCCGCAGGAATGGAAGAAATACAGGGTGTTCGACTACGGCCTTGATATGTTCGCCTGCCTGTGGATTGCGGTTGATTTTGACGGGCGGTGCTACGTGTACCGCGAGGTGCAGCAAAGCGGATTGATTGTCTCTGCGGCCGCAGCCCTGATGAACAGCCTGACGCCGCCCACGGAGAGGATTGAATTTACCATAGCCCCGCCCGATATGTGGAACCGGCAGAAGGACAGCGGGCGGACCATGGCGGAAATCTTCATGGAAAACGGCGTTGGCATAATTAAGGCCAGCAACAACCGGATTCAGGGCTGGATGGCGCTGAAGGAGCTTTTGAAGCCCATGTGCTCCGATAAGGACAAGCCCGGGCTTCTGGTAACAAATGAATGCGTGGGGTTGATTCGGAACCTCCCATCCATTCAACACGACGAGAAAAACCCCTCCGACTGCGCCACGGAGCCTCACGACATTACGCATATTTGCGACGCCTGCCGTTATTTTGCGGTCACCCGCGTGCTGGGAGCGCAGAAGATGGAAACGCAGGAGCCGGAGGAATTGGGCGACTCCGGGACGGATTATGACGAGGAAATGACCGGCGGAGAGTGTGACACTTCCTATCTGAGCTACGGAGGGTAACGATGGCGAATTCCATTCTGACAATTAAAAAGTTTCTGGGGCTGAATGAGAACCCGGACGGAGACACCAAAATCAAAAACGGTGAATTGTCAGAGCTTCGGAATTTCAGGATCACCATGGACGGGCATTTACAGGTACGGCCCGGAAGCGCAACGGTTCTTGACCTGCGGGCTGCATGGGATGGGTGGTGCGCCGTTCCCGGCAACACACCGCCCACGGATGCACCGGCGTTTTCCGGGGCGTGGAGCGGGATTTTGGGGGCCTCTGAGACGCTTTTGTGTGCGTTCGGCGGCGTGATTTTTAAAGTGAATCCGTCCGATTGGACCTCGGCGGCTGTCGGGACCTGCACGCAGGATAAAACCTCATTCTTCGGATTTGGCGGCAAAGTGTACCTGCTGAACGGGCATGAGTACAAGGCGTGGAGCGGAGCCGCCGGAACGAATTTTTCAGATGTCGCCGGGTACGTCCCTATCGTCCAAACCGCCACTTCCCCGTCCGGTGCGGGTACAACTCTCCAGCCGGTAAACCGGCTGACCGGGCTGCGCAAGGTAAAGTTTTCCCCCGACGGTACGGCCACGGCCTTTCAGCTGCCGGAGACCGGCATTTCCGCTGTTACCGAAGTATCCGGGACCAGCGTTACTTACACCACGGATTTGACCGCCGGGAAGCTGACGTTTGCTAGCGCCGTCGCAAAGGGAACCAACACCGTCACCGTCACCTACCGAAAGGGAGACGGCGCACGGGCAGAAGTCACAGGAATGCACTTTTACGAGACATTCAACGGCAGTACGGATACCCGTGTTTTTCTGTATGGAGACGGGACCAACAAGACGATCTATTCCGGTCTTGACTACGACGGAAACCCGACAGCTGAATATTTCCCGGACCTTTACGAGATGTCGGTTGGCGAGAGCAACACGCCGATCACGGCGCTGGTTCGCCATTATTCCCGGCTAGTCGTGTACAAGACCAACAGCGTTTATTCCTGCCAGTACGGTATCGCCACTCTGGACGATTCCAGCACGACGGCGGCGTTTTACTGCACCCCCGTAAACCGGGAGCTTGGAAATGAGGCCATGGGGCAGGTCCGTCTTGTGGAGAATAACCCGCTTTCTCTCTGTTCCAGCAGCATTTACGAGTGGAAATCCACGTCTTCATCCGGGAATCTGGTTTCGGACGAGCGGACCGCAAAGCGGATCAGCGACCGGGTGTGGGTTACCACCAGCAAAATGAACCTTTCCGAAACCGTGACGTTCAATGACCGTGACAATTATGAATTTTGGTTTTGCCGCGGTAACGACGCTTTGATTTTAAACTACTCGAATGATGCGTGGTATCGGTACAGCGGTATTCCGGCGGCGCTGGCGCTTAAGCGTCATGGAAAAGTGCTTGCCTTTAGTTCTGACGGAAAGGTTAGACACATATCCAGACAGTACCGAAACGACGATGGGGCCGCCATTGATGCACGGGCGGCGACCGGCTCCATGGACTTTGAAAAAGAGTGGATGCGGAAGTATTCCACGCTGGTGTTTGTTTCCATTCAGCCGGAGGATGGGGCGCGGGTGCTGGTTACCGCTGAAAGCAACCGGCGCAGCGATTATCCCGAAAAGGTTGTCTCCGCAAATATGGCGACTTTCCTACACGTGGATTACAACCATTTTTCGTTTAACACAAACCGCAAGCCGCAGGTAAAGCGGATCAAGCTGAAGGTGAAAAAGGCGACGTTTTACAAGCTGGTGTTTGAGAGCAACAGCGCCACGGCGACGGCCACGGTATTGCAGGCAGATGTGCAGCTTCGGTACTCCGGGAATGTGAAATAGGCTGGAGGAACATATGAGGATTACCTATAAACCGACGCCGCAGAGCGTCTACAAGGACTATCGCGCCGGGTTGGATTTCAATAACGGGATCGAGCTGTACCGGAATGTGGAAACCAACGAGAATTTTTTCATCGGCAAGCAGTGGGAGGGCGTGAAGTCCAACGGGCTCCCTACGCCTGTATTCAACTTCTTAAAGCGCGTGGTGCTGTTCTCTGTTGCCAACGTGTCCACGGACAACCTGAAGCTCCACGCGGAGAATATGCCGTCTACCGGTGAGCGAGACCCGCACACCATGGAAGTCCTGACGGACATCATCAACGATCAGTTTTCAAACATTTTTGAAATGAACAACATCGGTTCCAGCGTTCGGGAGTTTGCCAGGAACGCGGCTGTGGACGCCGACGGCTGCACGTATACCTACTGGGACCCGTCAACGGATATCGGTCAGACGGCAAAAGGCTCTATTTGCACGGAGGTCTTGCAGAATACGCAGATAACCTTTGGGAATCCCAACAGCCGCGATGTGCAGTCCCAACCGTTTATTATCATTGACCGGCGTATGCTGGTGGAAGACGCGATCGACCGGGCTATTGCCAACGACGTTTCGGAGAGCGACGCTGAAAGTATGATTCAGGCGGACGATAAGGAAAACCTCTCCGACAGCAATCTTGACCGGCTGGGCGGCGGGAAAGTAACGGTTTTGCTGCGCCTGTGGCGCGACAAGAAAACAGGAACCATTCACGGGTATGAATGTACAAAAGACTGTGTTGTGCGCGAGGAATGGGATCTTGGTATCAAGCTGTATCCGGTTACCTGGATGAACTGGGACTATGTGCAGGACTGCTACCATGGACAGGCCATGATTACGGGCTTGATTCCAAACCAGATTTTTGTCAATAAGCTTTTTGCCATGAGCATGATTTCCCTTATGACGCTGGCATATCCGAAAGTGGTATTTGACCGCACGAGAATTGTGAAATGGGACAATCGGGTCGGCGCGGCGATCGGCGTGAACGGCTCCGTTGAAAACGTAAGCAAAATTGTAGACCCGGCCACGATCTCCCCGCAGATTGCGCAGTTTATTGATCTGGCTGTTTCCTACACGCAAAAATTTCTCGGCGCGTCTGACGTGGCAATGGGTGACACAAGACCGGACAACACCTCCGCCATTATCGCCTTGCAACGGGCGGCGGCGACGCCTATGGAGCTGACGAAGCAGAACCTTTTGCAGAGCGTGGAGGATTTGGGCCGTATTTACATGGAATTTATGGGCGAGTATTACGGGACACGGTTTGTTCAGATCGCAAACCCATATGACACCGACAAACTGGTTATTTCCTTTGACTTCTCTATTTTGAAAAAGCTGCCGTTCCAAATCAAGCTTGACGTGGGTAATTCCTCTTACTGGTCGGAGATCGCAAGCCAGCAGACGCTTGATAACCTGCTGATGAATAAGCGTATTTCCACCGTCGAGTATTTGAAGCGACTCCCTGCCGGGTCAATTACT